GACAAGAACATAGTAGAAAACCAGATATTGTTTATGAACATATAGAAAAAATGTTAAGTGGACCTTATATAGAACTCTTTGCTCGTAGAAAACGAGATGGGTGGCAAAGTTGGGGAAACGAAGTATGATTATAGACTTGACTCTATCGCTGTTTTATGTTATAATGATATTCGGTTTTGTCGTATGGTTATTAATTAAATGGAACAATGAACAATTATAAAAGATATACATTACAAGATACTTTAGATAGTGAAAAAAAAGCACTATTTAATGTACTATCAACTTTCGCTGGTGGTGGTGGCTCATCAACAGGTTATAGATTGGCTGGTGGTAAGATACTAGCGATCAATGAGTTTGTTGAAGAAGCACAAAATACTTACAGAGAAAATTATCCTAACACTACAATAGTGCCAGGTGATATAAAAAAATTGACAGGCACATATCTTATGGAACAAGCTGGTGTAAAAGTGAGTGAGTTAGATATATTAGATGGTAGTCCACCTTGTTCAGCATTTAGTATGGCTGGTTCTATATCGCATGGTGGTGGTAATACACACGCAGATGCGTTTAATAAAACAAAACAGTATAGTGATATTAAAGGTGTGAGTAATGTAGAAGATTTATTTTTTGAATTTTTAAGAGTGGCAAAAGATATAAAACCAAAAGTAATCATTGGTGAAAATGTTGAAGGTTTGACTATGGGTGAAGCCAAAGAGTATTTTCATAAGATACAAAATACATTTGAAGAAATAGGTTATCTAGTTGTCGCTGACGTATTAAACGCAAGTTATTTTGGTGTACCACAATCTCGTAAAAGATGTTTCTTTATAGGTGTAAGAGAAGATGTGGCAGATGCGATAGGTTTAAATTTTATGACAATGTATCAATTATATCCTGAAAAAAATGATGTACAAACTACACTTGGTGAAGCGATTAGTGATATTATAAATGAAGATAAAGAAGAACTAGATTATTTGTTTGATAAGATTAGTCCAGAAAAAGCTGTAGGTAAAACTTTAATGAAGATGCCAAAGGATCCTGACAAAGTATTGACTGGTATGGATTACCATGATAAAGGTCATCACTTTAATTTAAAAAGATCAAGTTTAAGAAAACCTTGTCCAACAATTACTGCGATGGGTAATCTTGCTGGTGTTGCTGGTACTTGCCATCCAATAGAAGATAGAAAGTTTACTATAAAAGAATTAAAAAGAATTATGTCATTACCTGAAGACTTTAAATTAACAGGTAAACATAAACAACAATCAGAACGAATAGGTCGTATGGTACCACCGTTGATGATGAAAGCACTTGCTGAAAGTGTTTACAACAAAGTATTAAAACCATACAAGGAGTTAAATAATGACTAAATTTACTTTTGCTACAAGTAAAGAAGGCTTTGATAATCACATAGACAAATCTGTTCGTGGTTATAGTCAGTTATGGGGTGATATACTTTCTCTATCAAAATATTTCGTAGAAGATTATACGCAAGTTGTTGATATGGGTTGTTCTTCAGGTAAACTATTAAAAGGTATGATAGAACAAAATCAAAAGAATATACCTCACGCACAATATACTGGCATAGAAATAGAAGAAGATTTTTTTGGCGATTACCCGCATGACGAGGAAAAATATCATCAATTAAATTACTTTAGAGGTGATGTAAGAGAGTTTGATTTTCAAAACTGTTCTTTGGTCACTTCTATATTTACTTTACAATTTATGTCACCAAAAGATAGACAAGAAGTAATTAATAAAATTTACAATGGCCTTAATACTGGTGGTGCGTTTATCTTTTCAGAAAAAACTTTTAGTTGTAATCCAAGGGTACAAGATATGATGACCTTTATGTTTTACGATTATAAAAGACAACATTTTTCTGATAAAGAAATACTTGACAAAGAAGTACAGCTGCGACATATGATGAAGCCTAATACAAAAACAGAGTTGTATAAAATGGTACAGGATGCTGGTTTTGAGATACATACTTTTTGGCAAAATTTTAATTTCGTTGGTGTGATTGCTTTAAAAAAATAAATAGTCATATGGCTATTTCTAAACAATCATACAAAGAATTAAAAGAGTATTGGGATTATCAAAGAAAGATAGAGTACAATAAAGAAATGGTACACTTTATGGCCGAGAAGTTTAAGGGTAGAGTGTACAATGATTTTGGTATGGTACATATAGATGAAATGAAAAAATTATTGTGGACAAGGGTTGACCCTAGTCACTATGAAAACCCTAAACCAGGATATGTACCAGCAGATCCAAAATTAAGATTTGAGTGGGAAGGTGAGGCAAACTTACCAACTTACTTATTACCGTATGATGAAGATTTGGAATAAATTATTTAATAATAAACCAGATGTAATTTTTTGGTGTGAAAAAGATGGATTAGAAGATTTAAATCCTATAACTAAAAGTATTCAAAGAATACCACCATGGTTTAAAAATCTAAAATTAGAAGGCACAATTAAAAAGTGTCCTGGTGTAATTGATTATTTTAATTTAGGATACATACATTATTTGTGGACAGATATAGATGTTGAGATACCAGAAGATAAAAATTTAGAACCAATAATAAAGGTTCCTGATCCTAGTAATTTTAACGTAGAGTATCATCTTAGAGATCAGTATTTGGATCATCTACCTACAGATCAATATAAATTTATTTTAAAACCCACGTCACCATGGTGTTGTAAAACAAAAAAAGGTTATAGTATGTTACAATTGCCTTTATACTATGAATTTAGTGATGTGTTTGATGTTATGCCTGGTACGATTAACACAGACTATTATCATCACTTACACCCACAGATAAGTTTTAAAAAGACAGGTAAATTTAGATTACCTAGAGGATTACCATTATGTATGTTAATTCCTTTTAAGAGAACAAAATGGTCACATATAATAAAAGAAAAAAATTTAGAAACATCTAAATGGGAAAGCAAAGTCAGAATGATAATACAAACTAAATGGTCTGGTGGATATAAGTTGAGTAAAAAAAAATGATTGAAAAGGAATGACACTTGACATTTTAAGTAGAATGATATATAATAAGAACAATAATTTATGGAGGAATTGAAGTGAGTGATTTTTTAAAAGATATAATTAAAGAAACTGGTAATGAATATGCTGGTTTAGTAAGTGATGGTATTGACAGCGCTGATGTTACAAGTTTTATAGACACAGGCTCATACTCATTTAATGCATTATTATCTGGTAGTATCTATGGTGGTATGCCAGGAAACAAGATTACTGCAATCGCTGGTGAAGCCGCAACAGGTAAAACATTTTTCGCACTAGGTATATGTAAAGCATTTTTAGATAAGGATCCTGAGGCAGGTATTATCTACTTTGAATCAGAAAGTGCTATCTCAAAAGATATGATTGAGAGTAGAGGTATTGATTCTAAAAGAATGGTTATTGTACCAGTTGCCACAGTACAAGAATTTAGAAGTCAATCAATTAAAATATTAGACAAGTATATTGAACAAGCAGAAAAGAGTAGAAAACCTTTGATGTTTGTACTAGACAGTTTAGGTATGTTATCTACAACAAAAGAAATGGAAGATACTGCCGCAGGTAAAGAAACAAGAGATATGACTAGATCACAAATAGTCAAGTCAACATTTAGAGTATTAACATTGAAACTTGGTAAAGCAAATATACCAATGATTATGACTAACCACACATATGATGTCATAGGTTCAATGTTCCCTCAAAAAGAAATGGGCGGTGGTAGTGGTTTAAAATACGCAGCCTCATCAATCATCTATCTTGGTAAAAGAAAAGACAAAGAAGGTACCGAGGTTGTTGGAAACATTATACATTGTAAAAATTTTAAATCTAGGTTAACAAAAGAAAACGCACAAATAGATGTAAAACTTACTTACAAAAAAGGTTTAGACAAATATTATGGTCTTATAGAACTCGGTGAAGAAGCTGGTATCTTTAAGAAAGTATCTACAAGATATGAAATGCCAGATGGGTCTAAAGTCTTTGGTAAGAACATCAACGATAATCCAGAAAAATATTTTACAAAGGAAGTGTTAGACAAAATAGATGAACAAGCAAAACGAAAATTCCAATACGGATCAGACGAAGAAGACGCCAATTAAAAGATACGCCTTTGCTCAAAGACAAGGCGATGACTTTAGTTGTATCAAAATTATGGATGGCCAGTACGAAGGTATTATCTATAAGTACAATAATGTCAAGTTTTCTCAAACAGAAAATGATAGTGGTGAAATACCGTTAAAATTTACTTATGATATAATGGCTAATCCTAATGAAGAAGATATAAAGTCAGATGATTTTAGAAATTATATTGGTGATATATTAGTTGAATGTGTTGAAGAACAATTAAAAAATGGAAAGTTGTTTATAGATGAATGATAGATTAGAAACTACAATATTAAATAATCTTTTCTTTAATGAAGACTTTACAAGAAAAGCTATTCCTTTTATTAAAGAACATTACTTTTCTAAAAGAGACGAGAAGATTTTATTTATTGAGGTAGAAAAGTTTTTACACAAATACAACAATCTACCTACTAAAGAATCTATACTAATTGAACTTAACAATAGAAAAGATTTAAACGAAGAAGAATACAAAAACGTAAAAGATTTAGTTGCTAGTATATCAAATGAAGATACAGATTTACAATGGCTGTTAGATACAACAGAAAAGTTTTGTAAAGATAGAGCAGTACACAATGCTGTATTAGAAGGTATCAAAATATTAGATGGCAAAGATAAAACTAGAACACCAGAGGCGTTACCTAGTTTATTAGGCGATGCGTTAGGTGTAAGTTTTGATAAACACGTTGGGCATGATTACATAGAAGATGCTCAGGCTAGATTTGATTGGTACCATACAAAAGAAAAAAGATACCCATTTGATCTATCATACTTCAATAGAATTACAAAAGGTGGTATACCAAGTAAGACTTTAAATATCGCACTGGCTGGCACTGGTGTTGGTAAGTCTTTGTTTATGTGTCATGCTGCATCAGCATTTTTAACTCAAGGTTTAAATGTATTATACATCACACTAGAAATGGCTGAAGAACGTATCGCTGAAAGAATAGATGCGAACTTGTTTGATATATCTATGGACGATATTAGAAGTATGCCAAAAGAATTATACGATAACAAAGTTAAAAAATTAGAAGACAAAACAAATGGTCGTTTAGTAATTAAAGAATATCCTACAGCGTCAGCTCATAGTGGTCATTTTAAAGCATTAATGAATGAACTAGCATTGAAGAAAAGTTTTAAACCACAAGTTATCTTTATAGATTATCTTAATATATGTGCGTCTAGTCGGTTTAAAGGTGGTAATATATCGTCTTATTTCTATATCAAAGCAATCGCAGAAGAATTAAGAGGTCTTGCTGTAGAGTTTGATGTTCCAATCTTTAGTGCCACACAAACAACTAGAACAGGTTTTGTAAGTACAGATATTGGTTTAGAAGATACTTCAGAGTCATTTGGTCTACCAGCGACTGCTGACTTTATGTTTGCCTTGATGTCAAATGAAGAGCTAGAGGGTCTAGGTCAAATGAAAATAAAACAATTAAAGAATAGATACAACGACCCTGGTATTAATAGATCATTTATTGTAGGTGTTGATAGAGCGAAGATGAGATTATATGATACAGAAAACTCAGCACAAAATATAGTAGGTGGTAAAGAATTAAAACAAGATGAAAACTATCCTACACCCGAACAAACATATGAGAAGTTTTCCGACTTTAAATTATAATGGCTAAAAAACAAAAAGTTAGATTTCACAAAGGCGATAGAAGGCCAAATAATGAACAACCAGATTTATCATATACAAAGAAAATGGTAAAGAGAGGTAAAGATATTATATGGCAAGTCATAGAGAAGCCAAACAAAAATGTAATAAGTGAATGTTTTTTTGAAGAAGACGCACATAAATTAGTTAAGTTTCAAAACAAACATAAAGTATGGCAACCCAATGGCGGCATACCTAAATTCTTATGGACAAGAGTTTAGTCTTATAAATATAATAAACAATTGATTTATATGGAACAAGTGGTTATAGTAATGGAATATATGAGAGAAAGATGTTTAGTTTTAAAGGATTTACAACAACAGATAGGAACACACATTTAGAACACCTAGAGGACGATATAATAAATCGTGGATCAAAGGGTGGTGAGAATGCGTTAAACTTTTTACGATCGGTGAGAAATATGCTCGCTGGTTCTTCTAGTAAAAAAGTTAATATGACAGTTAAGTGGGATGGCGCTCCAGCTATCATCTGTGGTATTAATCCAGAAAATGGCAAATTCTTTGTCGGAACAAAATCAGTATTTAATAAGAACGCTAAAGTAAATTATACTAACGCAGATATAAGAAAAAATCACTCTGGCGAACTAGCGTCTAAACTATCTATCGCATTAAAAGAATTATCACGTCTAGGTATCAAAGGCGTATTACAAGGTGACTTTTTATTTTCACAATCAGATTTAAAAAAAATAAATTTAGATGGTGACGATATGATTTCATTTACACCAAACACAATCACATATGCTGTTCCTGTAAACTCATCTATTGGTAGACAGATTAGTAGAGCTAGAATGGGTATTGTCTTTCACACAAAATATTCAGGTAAAACTTTAGACAGTATGACTGCTGGTTTTGGTACAGTAAGAGGTAGAGCAACTAATGTATTTCTAGCGAGTGCTGGTTATAGAGACGTATCTGGTTCTGCGAAACTAACTAGAAGTGAACTTGCACAATTTAATGCCAAGTTAAGAATGGCTGAAGGTTCTCTATCAAAGGCAGCACCTTTATTAGATAAAATGAGCGAGACATCTGCTGATGGTCTAGGTGTAGGGTTTAGATTAAAAACTTTCTTTAATCACTACATAAGAAACACGCAAGGTCACATGGCCAAAGTTAGAAATTTAGTTGATATGTTTAGAGAGTATTATATTAATATTGTACAAGCAGAAATAGATGCTAAAAAAACTGAAAAGGGAAAACAAAAATATAAAGATATATTAGCAACTAATACAAAATTTATAGATAGAAACAAGAACGCATTGGTAATGGCTATCGCATCTCATGTTACATTACAGAATGCCAAGAACTTTCTCATTAATAAAATGAGTGAGATACAAAGTGTGGGACATTTTTTAAGAACTTCTACTGGTTATAGAGTAACAAGTCCAGAAGGATTTGTTGCTGTTGATAGAGTTGCTGGCGCTGTGAAGTTAGTAGATAGAATGGAATTTAGTAGAGCGAACTTTACTATGCCGAAAGGTTGGAACTAATGGCAAATTTTAGAAAAGATACACAAGTATTTGGACCAAGAGGACACGATAGAACAGTCTTTGAAGTGCCAATGATTGCCAATAAAAATGGTGAAGTAGTCACAACAGAAAATCCTTTTCCAGTTACAATTACACAAGCGATTGGTTATTCAAATCGTTCAACTTCTAATGACGCATTTGGAAGATTAAGAACTTCACAACCACATACATTATTTGATTCATCATTAAGATATGGTGATAACACAGATAAGTGGTCAGAAAGTGAAACAGATAATTCAGGTAACTCTGGTTCAGCTCACAACGCTAATCAAGGTCTTATGGATATAACTGTTGGTGAATCTTCGGGTGATAGTATTATAAGAGAAACAAAAAGAGTATTCAGTTATCAACCAGGTAAATCATTATTAGTTTTAAATACGTTTGTTATGAATAGTCCAAAAACTTATTTAAGACAAAGAGTAGGTTATTTTGGTGCTGAAAATGGTGTCTATTTAGAACAAGAAAACAATAGTATCTATATTGTAAAAAGAAGTAAAGTATCTGGTTCAGTTGTTAACACAAGAGTTTTACAAGCCAACTGGAACGTTGACGCTTTAGATGGTGATGGTGTTTCAGGTTATACTTTAGACTTAACAAAAGCACAAATACTTTGGTCAGATTTTGAGTGGTTAGGTGTTGGTTCAGTAAGAGTTGGTTTTGTAATTAATGGACAGTTTATTCCAGTACATATATTTCATCACGCAAATGAAATTACATCTACATATATGACTACAGCAACTTTACCTTGTAGATATGAAATTACAAATACAGATGATACAGGTTCATCATCAACATTAAAGCAAATTTGTTCAAGTGTAATGAGTGAAGGTGGTTATAATAATACATCTATTTCACGTTCTATATCAACAGCGATTACAGGTAAAAATATTTCAGATACAGCAGACACACCATTAATTAGTATTAGATTAAGAAGTGGTAGAACAGATGGTGTTGTTGTTCCTGTTATGGCAGATTTATACGGATTACAACAAGCGGCTTTTCAATATAAAATATTTACAAATGTAACAAGTTTAACAAGCGCTAGTTTTGTATCAGCAGGTTCAGATAGTAATGTTGAATATGATTTATCAGCAACAGCATTAACAGGTGGTAAAAAAATTATGGAAGGTGTATTTGTGGGTGATAATAAAGGCGGAGCATCACACATAGATTTAACACATTTAAATCATCAATTACAATTAACTAGAAGTTTAGGTCAATCAACAGGTGATATATTTACAATTGCGATACGAGCAACAACAAACAATGATGACGCCGTGGGTGCGTTGAACTGGCAGGAGCATAGTTAATGAATATTAAGAAAAGAAAAAGAAAAGGATGGAGTAACTAATGCCAAAAACATTTAAACAATTTGAAGAATACGATAAGGCTTGTGACGAAGTAATATTTGAACACGAAAATGAGCCTTTACAAGAAGCAGAATACCAAGGGAAAAAAGTAAAATTAAACGATCCAATTAGAGGTGGCTCTAAAAAGTTTTATGTATATGTAAAAGATGGCGACAAAGTAAAGAAAGTATCATTTGGTGATACGACTGGATTGTCAATTAAGAGAGACGACCCAGCAAGAAGAAAGTCATTTAGAGCTAGACATAATTGTGATAATCCAGGACCAAAAACAAAAGCTAGATATTGGTCTTGTTATCAATGGAGAGCTGGAGCAAAAGTAAATAACTAATGAAAAAACTAAATCAAATATTGCGAGAGGGTGTTTACGACCCAGGTATATTCAAAGCCTTTTTCTTGGCTGGTGGACCTGGTAGTGGTAAAACATTTGTAACTAGATCAGCCTTTGGTGGCACTGGTTTAAAGTTAGTAAACTCTGACGCAGCATTTGAAAGAGGTTTAAAAAAAGCTGGTCTATCTTTAAAGATGCCAGATGAAGAAGAATACTTTAGAAACATAGTAAGAGCAAAAGCAAAGATGACAACAGCGACTGCATTAGACACATATGTTCAAGGTAGATTAGGTTTAGTCATAGACGCAACTGGTAGAGATTTAAATGTAATTAACACACAAAAAAGAATGTTAGATCAAATAGGTTATGATAGTTATATGATCTTTGTTAATACAAGTTTAGAAGTGGCGCTAGAAAGAAATCAAAATAGACCTAGATCAATACCAGAATATATTGTAACTAATAGTTGGAATGGTGTACAAAGAAACATAGGACAGTTTCAAAGAATTTTTAGTCCAAATAGAATGTTAATTATTGATAATAATAGAAGTGAAAAAGAACTAGTAACACAAACACTTAATACAGCTGCGAAGTTTATTAGAGGTCAATTAAGAGCAACACCTCAAAATTTAACAGCAAAACAATGGATAGCCAACGAATTACAAGCTAAAAAAAGAATATGAGTTTTAAAGATTACTTATTTAAATATCTAAAAGATAAACCAAGTGTATTAAAAGATAGTATCATTGATATACCTAGACAAAGATATGCGCCTGGTGTATTTGATGATGCTGATACAGATAATCCAAAACTAAAAAAAGTAGTTGTGGATATGATATTAGATCAGATAGATAGTTTCCAAGAAAAATATCCTGTTAAAAAATATTCTTTGATTGGCTCTATACTTACAAAAAAATATAGAGACGATGCTGATTTAGACATCAATGTTTTATTTGATGTACCAGAAGAAGATAGAGAGACAGCTAGAAAAGAACTAGCGTCTAGTTTAAGAGATATAAATGGTAAACTCGTACCAGGTACAAAACACCCTGTAAACTATTATGTAATCACAGACCCAGAGTTAAAGAAAAAAAATGACGCTATGGCAGATGGTGTATTTGATATTGATGAGAATGAGTTTATAAGAAAACCTACAGAAGATACTTTTGATCCTGAAAAGTATGAGGCAGACTTCCAAAAAAAAGTACAAGAAATAGATGTAGTCAAAGGTGAACTAGCAAGAGATATTATAGATTACGAAGAACTAAAAGATTTAAGTACAGATGATGTATTAAACTTACAAGACAAAATTAATACTAAATTAGACGAGATAGAAGACAGTATAGAGGTATTAGTAGATATAGGTGATGATGTAGTCAAACAAAGACAAAGTGCTTATAATGACGATATGACGCCAGATGAGATAAGACAATTTGGTAAGAAACATAAACTACCTAAAAATATTATTTACAAGTACCTAGAAAAATATCACTACTTAAAATTCTATAAGAAATGTAAAGAAGTTTTAGAAGATGGTAAAGTCACAGATGATGAGATTGATAGTTTAAAAACTGAAGCAGTTAATACTATCGCATTTGCTTTTGGTAGATTTAATCCACCAACTATTGGTCATTTAAAACTAATGGACAAAGTTAAATCACAAAGTAATAATTACAAAATTTATTTAAGTAGAAGTGAAGACCCTAAAAAGAATCCACTATCACCTAGAGAAAAATTATCTTTTATGAAAAAGATTTTTCCACAACATGCTAGAAACATAGAGATCAATCCATCAAACAATGTATTAGATATACTAGTCAGATTAAATGGTAAGTTTAATAATATTGTAATGGTCGCTGGTAGTGATAGAATTAGAGAGTTTGATACTTTGCTAAAAAGATATAATGATGTCAAGTCAAGGCATGGTTACTATAAGTTTGATAATATAAAAGTAGTATCTGCTGGTGAGCGTGATCCTGATGCTGAAGGCGCAACTGGTATGAGTGCTAGTAAGATGAGAGCTGCTGCTGAGAAAGGTGACATAATTTCATTTAAAAAAGGATTACCAAATACATTTAGAGATGCTGATGGTCTTATGAAACAAGTAAGACGAGGTATGAAACTTGCCGCTAGTTATTCAATGATGGGTGGACCAGGTTTAGGAACTTACAGACCAGTCGCTAGTTTAGAAGGATTTGAACAAAACCAAGTAAGAGATTTATATGTTAGAGAAATGATCTTTAACATTAACGATAAAGTAGATTATGTAAAAGAAGATATATCAGGTACAGTCAAAAGACGAGGTACAAACTATATCGTAATAGAAGACAATAATAACAATTTACACAAAGCGTGGATATGGGATTGTTTACCTGTAGCCGCTGATAGAGAGGTAGAAGTGAGAGAATATGATACAAATGTTGACTATGGTTTCACAGCTGTAGATTCAATACAAGAGGATTTAGATGCAACTCCACAAGACAAAGATGTCAAAAAGAAAAAAGGATCACAACCCAAAAAATATTACTCAGGTTTATCAAAAGATGTCAAAGATAAAAGAGCAGATCACTTTAAAAAAGATAAGTACAAAAAAGGTGATACCGACTATAAACCTGCACCAGGTGATAAAGATGCCAAGACTAAACCATCAATTCATACTAAAAAGTTTAAACAAATGTATGGTGAAGTAGTTGATAAGTTAGACGAAAAAGGTAAAGGACTGTGGCACAATATACACATGAAAAGAAAAAGAGGTGAACGAATGAGAAAAAAAGGTGAAAAAGGTGCACCTACGACTGCTCAACTAAAGAGAGCGCAGGGCGAACAAAAAGAAGCATACGATATAGGACATGATTACGCTAATTACACTGCGAAAATTACTCCAGGAGAACCTACTTATGACCCTAAACATCAAGGTGGTGAGTATAAACCAAGTAATCCTAAAGACAATTTAAAAAGAGTTATCAATTCATTTAGTAAATTTAGACTAGATAAAGAAAGTAGCGTAGAAGAAAAAGATGTAAAAGAATGGGCAATGTCGGATGCTACAATAGATAAATATAAGGAAAGATACAAAGAAATATGGCGAGAAAAACTAGACGAAGTGGTAAAACGAATGATGGACAAGATATAGAAATGGATAAGTTTATCAAAGAGTTATCAGAAAACACGCCACACGAAGATCAATTTGGAGAGGAAGAAGATGAGTAAGTCATTTAAACAATTTAAAAAAGGCGATTATGGTTTATTAGAAGCCAAGGCGAGTGAAACTCATCTGCAGTATCTACGAGCTAAAACAGCGAGAAACGATCACTTTGAAGCAAGAAGATACATCGCTGATAAGATATTAAACGACAAGAAATTAGCTGATGCTTATTCATCACTAGAAAAAATACATAACGATTTTGCTAGTGTAATAGGTAATGATGCAATAACAATTAGACAAAGATTAGAATTAACTTTAAAAAACCAATTAAAAAGAAAAGTAATTAATTGGGATAATGTTTGGAGTACACTATAATGACATACAGAAAATCAATGTCAGATGCTATTAGAGAAGTACAAGAGGCAACAATTAAACCATATGTTTCAATGTCAATAGGTGGTCAATACAATGTATTAGACAAAGATGGTAAAGTTGCTTATTCAACTAGAGATAAAACATTAGCATACGATTATTTTAAAAAGAACTTTGACAAATTAAAAGAAGAGGGAGACCATGAGGTTTCTATGGCAATTGGTCAATTAAAAACAATTTCACAATACGCTGAAAAAATGCAGACCATTCTACAATCAAAAGGTAACGATTACGATATAGAAGCTTGGGTACAATCTAAAATAACTTCTGCTGAAGATTATATGAACAGTGTTGCTCACTATATGGAAAACGATCCAAGTGTAAATGAAGAAGTAAACGAAGTATCTGATAAACTTAAACTAGCTGTATTAAAGAAAAAAATTAAACAATACAAAGATAAAGTATTTAAAAAAACTATGTCAACAATTAAATCACCACTATTTGCTGGTGATGAAATTGAAGAAGGTAGAATGAAAGATATTTTTACAGCAGACCAAGAAGGTAAGAGTGCTGAAGAAATAGCTAAACTTATGAAACTACCTTTAAAAACAGTTAAAAGTATTTTAGGCGAAGAAGTATATCAGGACATTGCTGAATTTACTTCAGATATGATTAAGAGATTACAAAAATCATATAGTACAATGCCAAAAACAATTTCACCAGAACAAGCTAAAGCTCTTTCAAAACATTTAGATAGACTTGATTTGGCTTCATTAAAACAATTAACTAAAGCAAAAATACCATTTGTTACTACACTTGCTAGAAACAAAGTTTATAAAAAGACAGGTAAGTTTGAAGAAATAGAAGAACAATCATCAAGTGAGATAATGAATAAAGCAAAAGAGTTTGGTGTGACAGCAAAAATGACTTCACAAGGTATTGATATATCAGGTTTTAAAACTCAAGCTGGTATGGATAAGTTTATGAAATACGTTGCCTCTCAAGGTAAGAACATGATTAACCTAGCTAAAATGGGTATGAAAAGAAACTTTGAAGTAAAAGAAGAAGTTGAATATCCACATAAAATGTATGACCCTAAAAGTGGTAAAGAAGTAGAAGCAAAAACTCCAGAAGACCACGAGAAATATGCTAAGATGGGTTACACACATGACAAACCAAAAGAAGAAGTTAAAGATACCGAAAAGAAAGAATCAGAAAACAAAGATAATACGATTGCATCTTTAAAAGATCAAATACAAATGTTAAAAACTAAATTAGAGAATGAAAAAAACAAAGCTGTGAAACCAGAACCTAATCCTGACACAGGGGAAGTACCTTTGACAGTTGGTGTCGCTTACAAACACTTCAAAGATAAAAAAGAAAAAGAAGAAGTGAAAAAAGAAGTAAACGAAGCAACGGTAGTATCTGATATATCAGGTATATCTATTCCAGCATTAAAAAGAGAAACAGCAAAATTTAATATTAAAGTTGCGAGAGTAACACCAGGTGGCCCTAATGGTGCTGAGTATGAAGTCACATTTACAGGCGCAGAAAAAGACCTAGTTGCTTATGCAAAAGAACACTTTGGTTTTGATGACAAACCTGGATCGTTTCAACAATTAAAGAAACATTTAAATATGGATTATGTTCCTGAAAAGGCTATGAGCGATAAAGAGAAAAGAATACAAAGAGCTAAAGATATGATTAAGTATTATGATGCTCAAAAGAAAGCCGCTCTAAAAGGTAAGAATAAAGATTTAGCAAAGAAGATGTTAAAAAATGACATTGAAGAGTCAACTAAACCTACAGAGTTTAAAGTTAAAATGAAAACATCATCAGGTATGAAAACTGTAAATGTAACTGTACCTGTAAAAAACTTTAAAGTAGATATGGCAGCAATAGAAGACGCAGCTAGAAAAAAAGTAAAAGGTGATATGATTGACTTTGATTTCAAAGGCGATATGAAAGAAGCTGATTTAACTAAAAGTCAAATTAAACAAGTACACAAAGTAGCAGATGATCTACCAAAGAAAGACTTTAAAGATAGATATGGTAAAGAAAAAGGTGACGCTGTAAGATTTGGTACTGCGACTAATATGGTTAAGAAAAAACTAGGTATGAAAGAAAATACAAGTGCTTTCAATCCTACTGTACATAATAAAACATTAGGTGTCACTTCTAAAGATTTAGATAGAGCATTTAAAAAATTATCTAATCAAGCACAATCATATGTTAATGAATTATTAAGAACTGGTATGGGTACTAGAGATGCAATAAAAAAAGCAAAACAAAAATTTAATGAAGATAATATAAATGAAGATAGAAGATTGTATGTAGAAACAATCGCAGGTTTAAAGAAGAAGGCTGAGAAATCTGGTATGCCTTATTCAATATTAAAAAAAGTTTACGATAGAGGTATGGCTGCTTGGAAAAGTGGACATAGACCTGGCGCAAGTCAACAACAATGGGCTTTCGCTAGAGTAAACTCTTTCGTTACAAAATCCTCAGGTACCTGGGGTGGCGCTGACAAAGATTTAGCGAAACAAGTAAGAGGGAAATAAAAATGAGTTATTTAAAACACAAACCAGGTAGCATTGAAGAAATGATGGCAAATCAAGCCAAAAAATTAAACGATAATGCTTACCAAGATATGTTCAAAAAAGAACTAGATAAAGCTGGTAAAGGTATCGGCTCTATGTCACCAAAAGAAAAAAAAGATTTCTTTAACAAGATAGATAGTAAATATAAAGCGAAAAACGAGATCACTGCGGCACAAAAGAAGTTGCCACCAGCTTTACAAAAAGCGATCAAAGATAAAGAAGATCAAAAAGAAGGTTTCGCTTCAGATGCTCAAAGAAAAGCAGCATTCGCTAGTGGTTACAAAGAAAAAGGTAAGAAAGAAGATTTAGAAAAGGCTATGAAGAATGAAGCAGATCAGCATGGTGATGAGATCAACGATAAGAAAACTAAAGCTTCAATGACTAAAGGCGAGAAAGAGACAAAGAAAATCGCTGATTCGGGTTCAAAGTTGACAAAAGTTGAAACAGAACCTAAAGTTGACTACAAAAACTAGAACAAACCAAGAACATTTACCAAAATACCTGTTGACAAAAGGTCAATAATGTGGTATATTTAAGTACACTATGAGAAAAGATTTACCAAGAATATACCTAGATATGGACGGTGTACTTTGTGACTTTGGTGCGGCTATAAGAAAGGCCACAGGAAAGTCAAAAGAAGCCTGGGTTAAGATACCTAGTAATAGAAAATGGGATACTGTATTAGACACTCCTAATTTTTGGGCGAATATGCCATGGAATACACCAGGTAGAACTCTTTATAACTTTGTTAAGAAGTATAATCCACATATTTTATCAGCGTATTTAGAAAAAACATTTGATCCTAATTGTATACCAGGTAAGTCAGCGTGGTGTAGAAAGAATTTAGGTATTACAGGTGGTAGAATTAATCTAGTAAGAAGACGAGACAAACAAAACTATGCGATGAACGCTGGTCAACCTACTATTCTTATTGATGATTACGACAAAAATACAACACAATTCAAAGCAAAAGGTGGTATAGGTATCACTTTCACATCAGCGACAAGAGCCATTTCAGAACTTAAAAAACTAGGCTTCTAATCTTATAAATATACACATACATAACTAAATTGAGTACCTTAACAATTTAACAAGGGAGAGAATACTATGTCAAGTTGGGCAAAAACAGATGCTTTTGGAAGTGCACCTTTATGGGCACTCGCAAGAGTACAAAAAGCGCCAGTGGCTTCAAATATGGGAGCTGCAGGTTCTGGTAAATTATTTAACAACGCTACTGAAAGTAATCTTATTACAGGTGTGACAATTGGTTTATTCAATTATGCAGCTGGTGAGATTGTTGCAGGTTCACACCAAGGTTGGGTTTTAAAAACAACTGGTACTGGTGGTAGAGCAAGTAGAGTTGTAGGTGAAACACTTGTTTGTATGACAAGTAATACCTAATATTAATTAATATAAGGGCGGGTAAACTGCCCTTATATATACTATATGAATAAATTGATCTAGGAATATACCTAGAGTAGCATTCCCGAAAGGGTTAACAGGAGAAAAAAATGGCAGATAAAAAAGTAACGGCTTTGACCGATTTAGGTGACTCTTTAGCAGCAGTGGATTTATTTCACGTTGTAGATGATCCTTCAAATACACCAATCAATAAAAAAATAGCAGCAGAAGATGTATTTAATAACATACCATCTTGGTTAGGTTTAAAACAAGCTTCACAAGCAATTACAGCAGATGGTTCTTCAACTACTGCAGTAAATGTGACGACTGCGATAACAGAAATTAATGCAACTTCAGCGACACACTCATGTGCTATGGCTGACGGTGCAGATGGACAAATAAAAACAATCATTAATGTATCAACAGGTGGTACTAATGCGATAACAATAACACCAGCTAATTTAAGAGGTTATTCAACTATCACATTAAATGCACCAGGTGAGACAGTGACTTGTTTATTTAAAAATAGTAATTGGAATGTTATTGCTGGTAATGGTTACGTATTAGCATAATAGATTAGGTAGTTTATGAATATTGATGAAAAAACATTATTAGAAGAAAGATCAGTATTAGAAAAAGACTTTAATACTACAAAAGAAAGAATAGTACAAGTAGAAAAAGATTTAGGTAATATGAAAAGTAATCTAAATGCTGTCTATGGTGCTATACAACAAGTAGATAAATTATTAGCTTTATCTAAAGGCAAAGATGAAAAGAAACCTATGCCGGCAGAAAAAGAAAAGGCTCTTAATATAGCAACTAGTTAAATTTATGAAAACATTTAAACAGTTTAACAAAGACGAAGATGTCAAAGATTTTGAAGAAGATTTGGTCGCAGTTAAACCTAAAGATGATGAAAAAGAAGAAAATAAAACAGAGGAAAAAGAATGAAAACTTTTAAACAACACATAAAAGAAGGTATTGATGGAGTTGGAGTTGAGACTGCTAATGGCGTTGAAGATAGCGTAATTGGTGTTCATAACATACATGACCCTGATGTACTTAAAAGAGTAAATGCTTTTGTTGGTTCTGTTGCAGATTGTGAATACATAAAACCTCAATTCGCTTTTGACAAGTTAAAAGAAAAACTTGAAAGAATTGGTTTAACTGTATCTGATGCAGCATTAGAAGGAGACAATGGAAAAGTGACAGCCGAAGTGAAACAATTTGGTGGAAGATTTGGTAAAGACACCGATGGTTCTGATATAAATGATGATGGCATATCTCATAAAAAAGAGGGTGGATTAAAGATGGAATTATCTTATGAAACTCTTAAAAACGGAACATCAAAGGTCTACGCTAAATTAGTGTAGTAAATGTTCAAAGAGATTACGAAAGACAATTGGTTATTGTTTGCGCAACATCATTACGATAAACCAATATTGAATAGTGAACAGGAATTTTATGATGATCTTAAAAGATTTAAATATCTCAAAAGACTCTTTCGTAAATACAAGATAACTGGTAATATAAAAGTAAGATTGGCAGTCAATCATATAATTGTATTACAAAATGTTTTTGGTGTAGAAGCCGCTATCACTTTATTATTATATAAAGTAGATAGGTCATATTGGAGTGCATTAAAAACAATATTAGATTATCTTGGTTATCTCTATCCACATGAACTTGATAGTGTCAAGGTGGATAAAAACATAGATGAACTATTGAGAGAACTATAATGGCAAACAGAGCAGTAGATTTAGTTATAACTTATAGAGTAGTAAAACTACTTGTTACACCTTTTAACAAACAAGAGGCGTTTAAGTACGGTATTATAGATAAAGACGGTAAAGTTTTAAGAAAGTATAGAACACTTAAAACTACAGCTGAAAAAAAATCATACACTATATTACATAGGTTTGTATTTAATCTAAAAAGAATATTACAAAAAGTAGGACTTGGTGGAAGACTAGGTACCTTTGCTGTCGCTCTTGCTACATTATTAAGAGAAGATAAGAACTATGTTGAACACAAATCTTTAATAGAAAGTGCTGTCATATCTTATTTAAAAGAAACTAATCAATATGATAATTTGTTAAATGAAGAAGGTGAAGTATTGACATTTGAACCAGAACAAGAAGTTGCATACAATTGTTTTGGTATTGATGTTTATGAAGTAGATAATAAATTAATATCGGAGAACGAATATGCCAAAACATTATAAAGAAATGATGGACGAATTGATTAACAAGATGGACGAAGACGCTCCAACAAATTCTGTTGCTAGTGGAGGTGTAGATTTAAATCCTACTGGCGCTAGAATGTCACCAAAGATGATGAAAAGAAAAAAAGAACAAGGTGATGAACAAGATGATATTACTAAAAAAATTAGTAAGATGGTTAAAGCAAACGAAGATAATAACAATGTTATCTTAAAACAAGTTAATGAAAGTCTATCTAAAGTAGAAGATAAGTCAGACGAAAAACTTGGTCTTAAACAAGACGTAGAGGTTGTTGAGAAAGAATACAAAACTTTCCGAGACAAGTATAATGCCTAAAAAAACATTTAAAGAATACATTAACTATGTAGGTGGTTTTGGATTATCGTATGCTCATAGTGCGATCAAACCAATTGCTAGTCTAGGCGATACTCCACCAAAAAGTCATAAGTTTGGTAGAACAAGTGCTGGTGTAAACTTAAACGCTGACACAAAAAGAGTACCTAGAAAGCCTGGTCAAAAGGCTGGTAGTGATAAACATAGTGATTTATATACTGATGAAAATCCTAAAGGTACAATACATGGTTTAGGTTTTACAGATGCTGCGAAAGCTAGACAATCTGTAAATAAGATTAAAGGTTCTGGTAAGACACACGCACATAAGATGCAGGCGGCTATAGCAATGTCACAAAGAGCAAAAGTTGCTAGTCAAAGAGCGAAAGATTCACAAAAGAAAAAAGACTTAGGTCAAGCTCACAGAGTTTATCAGAGATACATAGATACAAACAAAAAGAGTAAGGATTAAAAATGGAAATAATAGTAGCTTTAGCAATGAAATTTTGGCAGTGGAGTATATTAATAGCTGTTGTAATCATTGGAGCGATCATCAACTTCACAGATAAGAGAGCAAAACCAAAACTTAAATTTAATTATAAAGGTATGCCTCACATAAAACCATTACCAATCAAAACAAAGGGTAAAGGTTTTTGGAAAGCAATCGTAATGTGGTTATTGTCAACTAGAAATTGGGAACTAACACAAGATTGGAAATACAATATAGATGGTACTGAATATGTAATACCAAAAGGTTTTACATTTGACGGTGCAAGTATACCTAAATTTTTAAGAACTTTTTTCTCACCAGTAGGTGTATTACTTATTGGTGGACTTGTACACGATTATATGTACAAGTACACATACTGTAAACCAGTGAGTGCGAAAGGAGCACTACTTGTTGTAGATCAAAAAAGAGCAGATCAAATCTTTAGAGATATAAACATAGTAGTTAATGGATTTTATACTATGAATTATTTAGCATACTGGTCATTAAGAATAGGTGGCTTTGTTGCGTGGAATGGTCATAGAAAAAGAAACGCTAAAATAAAGTAACAAAGGAGTAACTAATATGGAATGGTTAAAAGCTAGAGTAAAAGAAGTATCATCTTTACACGGTGGTGCTCTAATAGCTATGGGACT